CAATTCCACATTTTCCGCCCATTGAGGCACTTATTCCCTGGGTGGAAAGGATTCTAAAAGTATCGGGAGAAAAAGAAGCCCGATCAGTCGCCTATGCCATAGCCCTGAAAATATCAGATGTTGGCACGGAAGGCGCTCATATGGCACAGGAAGCCTTTGAAGATAATGAATATAAAATCTATCAGATGCTTGAACAAATACCGGATGAAATTGTAAGAAGGTTATCAAATTAAACTATGTCAAGAGCAACGATAAGCGCGAGGATAAAAGTTGATTTAACCTCTTCGGGATGTTTCAACATCTTTGAGCGGCTTCGATGGACAAATAATATAGATCAGTTTCATTCATGGTTTGATAAGACCGTGAGTGGTAAAACGCATGTGGAGGCTTGGTTTATACAAAGGGCTGCTTCTCAAGAACAATTTCATACTATCGGATCAACAGGAAGTAATTTAGCTGTAGATTTATGGAAAATAACCGGGTTGTATAGCCTGAATGATGATGATAACACAGAAACCACTTTCCAGGATCTTATCGAAACAATCAGGGCAACATTTCGGACTGATTATAATTTAAACGGCACATGCCGGACTATTTGCCCTGAATGGGGCCCAGGGGCTGGGAGGTTTGGCATACAGTGTAATGTAATAGATGAAAGGATGTTTTGCAGAAAAGTGCTTTGTCATTATTGCGAGTTAAGCCTTGCAACAGAATATCAAACAAGCAGGTCATAAAAGAAAGGATTTAAATTATGGACAATATAAAATGGGCCACAGATGAGCAATTTAAAGGTATTTATACCGGGAAAGCTGCTTTAATAATCGGTCGGGGCAATAATAAAGATTATGAGCCCTCCCGATTAATTGATAATTTTGATGGTATAAAAATTGGCTGTAATACGGCTTATCGAGTAACTCCCCTGGATATTCTTATTTGGCTTGATAATAAAGTTTTTACAAATAATTGGCAAGAAATAAAAGAACTTGATTGCTTAAAATTCGGGGTTAATCCTATCAACTATCGCCATAATGGAGTTGATTTATATGGCCTGCAACCCGGAGGCGGGGAAAGGTGTTCGGATAGTTTTGATGCGGGGTTTTATCCTTGTGAATTATCCGGCTATATTGCCTTAAATATGGCTTTATTGCTTGGTTGTGACCAAATTTATCTACACGGTTTTACCTCTGATATGAAAGACCAATACGGGACGATACGAAGTGATAAATTTAAGTATATCTCGGATTGGATACAAAAGAATGATAGGAAAGTATACCTCACCCAAAAAGGCGCTTATTTAGAGAAATTTTTTAACTGTAAGGCCTTACCGAAAGTATCTAAAAAAAAATATAAAAATATGTATGAACTCCCGGCATTTGAAACAGTCTGCATAGTCGGTCATGGAGCAAGCATTGAAGGTGCGGGATTAGGTGATTTAGTCGATGGGCATGATTGTATTGTCCGGATGGCTAATTGCGAATGGCAAGAAAACACAAAAGATTATGGCCATCGGTATGATTATGGTATTTACTGCCCTGATCAAGAAAAGTATTTAGAAAATTTGGATAGATTTCCAAAATTAGCATTTTGGTGTTATTTGCCAAAATCAAAACGAATGATGACAAAAATAATATTTAAAGGAATAAATACTTTTCAATTTGGGGGTGTTATTGAGGATTTACGAAATAATCTGAATTATTTTTCACGAGGTACGGCGGCGGCCATTATTGCCATTAAAGAGCTTAAGCCTAAAAAATTAACACTTATCGGTATGGATCAGGTAAAAACAGGCCGGAAGCAAGATAAAAATCATCACCCGAAAGCCCTGGGTGAAACATATGGCCAGAAATCATATGTCCATGATTGGGCTAATGAAAAAAAAGTTATAGAGCAGGTAAGTAAAAAGCATAAAACAAGGATCGAGTATTTACCATGAGGCTTTTATCTGAATATTATAAAAATCAAAATAGAGTAATGCACGAAAAAGAGCCTGTTTGGGCGCAATCCGGGAGGATGTGGGCCGATATCGTTTTAGAACAAATAAAAAGATTTAATTCTAATACTGTTTTGGATTACGGGTGCGGAAAGGGAAAACTGGGTGAATTATTGCAAGGTCATAATTTTAAATTATCAGAATACGATCCGGCAATCCCTGGAAAAGATAAATTACCCTCTCCTGCCGATTTTGTGATAGCAACGGATGTATTAGAGCATATTGAGCCTGAATATTTAACCTCTGTATTGAATCATCTTAAATCACTTACTCTAAAAGCGGGATTATTTAATATTGTTACCAAAGAGGCAACGGCACAAACTATGCCGGACGGGAGCAACCCCCATAAAATTATACAGTCAAAAGAATGGTGGTTGGAAAAAGTAAATCAATATTGGGATGCTGAGATTTTACCGGGGCGACAACTAGACAGAGAAATAACGCTGATTGTTATCCCGAAACAATTTGAAATTACTGTTGCCTGCTGCTATTGGGGCGAATGGTGTAAGGGATGGGAAACAGAATATATAAATAGATTATATAGAGGAGTAACCAGGCATTTAACAAAATCCTTTCGGTTTGTATGTTTTACGGATCAATTACATTTATCGGTTGATAAAAATATAGAGCTTTTACCCCTTGAATCTTCCGGCTGGCTTGATATTTTGCCTAAAATGATTATTTATAATGCTGCAAATGGCTTATATGGCCGTATTCTGGCAGTGGATTTGGATAGTGTTATAGTTGGATCATTAGATGATATGGCTAATTATACAGGGGAATTTTGTGTGAGAACTGATTTTAATAAAAATCATGGGCCCGGCGGCGATATGGTTTCCTTTATGGCAGGATTCGGCCATGAAAAAATATGGGAACAAATAATTAAGAATCGAGGAAAAATAGAAAAATTAACAAAGGGCGATGAGCGGTTAGTATATAAAGAGCTATTGAATTGGAAAGAGTTCGATTACTGGCAAACACGTTACCCAGGGCAATATATTTCCTATAAGCGGCATATAAAAGAAAAAGGGCTTGATATGCCACCAAAAAACGCTAGATTAATTAGTTTTCACGGGAGACCACGGCCACATGAATGTTTAGAGGTGCAATGGATTAAAAAAAACTGGATGTAAAAACAAATAATATCGGGTTTTCTCTGTAAGCGACGGCAAGCAGGGGAACGAATAGAACAATTTAAGGCGGCTGGTAAGAGCTTACCCTCTTTATCAACCGCCTTTTTTGTTGCCCGAACGACTTTCAAGGAGGACAAAAAATATGAGCTGGGCAGGACCAGGAAGAGCACAACTATTACTTGATTTTGAAACCGTCTATGATACAGATCCATCTACACCGGCAGCATATAAGATGCCGGTTGAATCATATGGCCTTAAAGTTGATCAACCACCTTTGGAGGTCACAACCATAGGAAATGCCAACCCTTCACAGCCAGCATATGGGCAAAAAGATTTGAACGGGCCTTTAGTCGTGCCGGTTGATTTAGATGCTATAGGGCACTGGCTTAAATTGTTACTTGGCGCACCTAATACAACAGGTTCGGCGGCTCCTTATACGCATGTATTTAAAAAAGGCAATACCATTCCTTCGGGTGTAATTGATGTTGGTTATCCGGACGCCTCCTGTTACTACAAAAACAATGGCTGCAAAATCAATACCTTCAGTGTTAATGTAGGCGGGAATAATCCCCTTACTCTCAGCATGAATATTTTAGGCGGCACTCAGACAAAAGGCACTTCGGCCCTTGATGCGGCTCCCACAGATTACAGCCTTACCTATACCCGCCTTAATAATTGTGATGTTTCAGCAATGTATGAAGGCGGCTCTTCCAGCACGATCATAGAGCAGTTTAACCTCACAATAGATAATCAACTTGATAGTGCATGGGGTTTGGCCGGGGGTGGTGTCCGGACTAATATCCTTAGGCCTAAATTCAAAGTTACCGGCAATATTATTGCCACATTTGAAGGTGATGCACTTCTTTTAAAAGGCCGAAATCATACCGAATCAGCTTTATATACAACCCTTACCAGTGGTTCATACAGCCTTAAATTGGATGTTCCTGAATTACGTTTTTCTCAAAATGCGCCTCCCGTTGAGGGTCCCCGAGGGCTAAGGCAGGATCTTACTTTTTGGGGCTATTACGCTAATGATGCGAGCGCCTCGGCATTTATCGCTACGTTAATAAATACGCAAGCAGCGGCAGTATACGCTTAATTTTAATTAATTTATAAGAGAGAGCTTTGCCGGGTTAATTAAAACCCGGTCTCCTCTTAAACGGCGCTTAAAAAAGAAAGGCGCAGAAAGGTTTTAAGGTGTTTCATGTCAAGAGCTTATTTTGGTAAGCCTGAAAAAGATGAAGCTGTATGGGTTGATGGGAATCATCGAGCGTTTGAAAAATCGGATTATCAAGGGGCGGATAATTTTAAATTAAAAGTTACCCCATTACTAAGAAAGCAGCAAAAGATATATCGGAAAAAGTTTACTAATCGAAACGGAATCGATTGGGATGCTTATGTTGAGTATGTATTTAGAAATCATGTGAAGGATTGGGAAATAGAGTTTGAAAAAGATGTGCCTATGGAGTTTAAAGAGGAAAATATTGATTACATGGTTACCACCTTCCCTGATTTTACCAATAGAGTCGCTAATGCTTGTACGGATGTTTATGCACGAATTGAAGATGACCCGCAAGATGAGAAGCAAACAGAGGACACAGCAAGAAAAAACTTGAAGAAATCTGCCTCCACCGCTTAAACAAGTCGGAGGCGGAAAAAGCCTATTGTGAGATGTGCCAAAAGGGGTTTAAGGATGATGGTATATCTCCACCTTGCGCCGGTTGTGATAAGGCCGGGCCTGCTGTAGCCCCTGAGAATGAATTGTTTTTTGAACTTTACGATAAAACGCCACATGAACCAATAACGGGGAGTTTAGATTTTACAATCCTTTGGAAGCTTATGGATATTTATGAAAGGTGGGGTCTTGACGATGAAATGAAGCTAGAAATACATGAAACAGCCATGTTTGTGGAGAATTTCACCTCTAAAAATAAGCACAAAAAGAATAAAGCTTTAATGAAATCACAAAAGGACAAAAAGGGTCATAAATGAGCAGAGAAGTATTCTTTAAACTTGATGTCCATGATGACGGTACGGTAAAAATTAACAAATTTAGTAATGCCGTAGACCGTATGGACAAAGAGGGGAAACAGACCATCAAGACCTATGACAAATTTAAGGGGGTCATGGGCGGGTTTACTTCTAAGCTTAAAGGCGCTGTTGGTACGGTCTTTAATCTTAAAAATGCTCTTTTAGGTATGGCCGGGGCTGCGGGTTTGGGAATGGTATCAAAAGCTTTTGTGAATGCTGCATCTACAGCCGAGCAATACAGAGTTCGCTTAGAGGTGCTTTTAGGGAGCACAAAAGAAGCAAACCGGATGTTTCAGGATATGACCGCATATGCCGCAAAAGTACCTCATACCTATCAAGAGATTATGGCCTCCGCCACTTCTTTATCCGGTGTTATGAAAGGCGGTGTGGATGAGATAAAGCAATACATGCCAATGATCGGTGATTTAGCGGCTGTTACAGGAATGAGTCTACAAGAAACCACAGGGCAGGTAATACGCATGTATAGCGCCGGGGCTGCGGCGGCTGATATGTTCCGGGAGCGTGGTATTACTGCCATGATGGGCTTTAAGGCCGGGGTTCATTATTCAACCGAAGAAACCCGGAAAATGATGTTTGAATCCTGGAATAAAACGGACTCTCAATTCAAAGGCGCAACGGATAAGCTCGGTAAAACCTGGAAAGGCTTAACCTCTATGATGGCTGATAGATGGTTTCAGGTGAGGAATAAGGTTATGGATGCGGGGCTATTCGATAAATTAAAGGGTGGTCTCGATAGCGTAATAAAGAAAATTGATGAATTGGATAAATCAGGGCGCCTTGATACCTGGGCTAAGAATATGGGTGATGCCGTTTTGGCTTTGGTCGGTGTTTTAGGTCAAGCAGCCAAAATGATTAATTATATCACAGAGAACACGATGGAATTAATCAGAATTGTTAAAAATTGGTCAATATTTGGTGGTACTGGTCCATTTCAACCGCCTGATAGTGAATTGCCTTTGGTAAAAATAGGGGGAGAAGAAGGGCCAGGTGTTTTTGAAAAGATGTTCCCAAACAAAGCCATTGATGAGCTAAAAGAAAAAGTCGTCGGGTTTTGGGATGAGTTTGAAAACAACCTGCCGGATATTGCTGAAAGTATCAGTGATGAAATAGGGGATTCATTATCAAATTTACTTGTTGATTGGGAAATGGATTGGAAAGACTTAGGTAAATCTATAAGCAAGATTTTCGCTAATGTATTCGCTGATATAGCCAAACAGAAGTTTATACAGCCTATGGTTAATAATATGATGGGCGGAATGTTTGGAATGCAAATGGGCAATGCTTACCCGTCAAATTTCATGGGACCATTGCCTGAAGGTGCTGTAAGAGGTTCAGCTATGATGCCCTACATCGGCGCTGGCGCTATGGGTTATGGTATGGGCGGCGTTGGTGGTGGTATTGGTGCTATGGGCGGCATGTGGGCAGGTTCAGGAATAGAAGCTTTAGGCGATTTTGGCGGTCCCCTTGGTATGATTGCCGGTGGGTTATTAGGCGGTGTGGTTGATAAATTGTTCGGCTCATCAGGCCCCAGTCA